GTATTAAATAATTATCATAAGTTGAATTGATGTATGTGGAACCTATATCATAAGCAGAAACAGCACTAGTTATGTCTGCTGAGAGAAGATGAACCATAGCTGTACCAGTTACATTCCCAGTAAAAGCACCACCAGTTTTAGGCATAGCATCAGATAAAGCAAAAACATCATATACTATAATCATCACTTCATCAGAAGCTGTAGCACCACTTGTTAGAGATACTTGATTAGCAGTATTGGTATTGTAATCAGCCGTGTCCAGGAGAACACCATTAAGGTATACATCTACAAGTGAACCACTATCTATCTGAAGTGTTTTACTATCAAGGTCACTGCCAGTAAAAGCAGTTTGACTACCACTAGCAGAGTAACGATACCTCTCTCTTATTCCAAATCCGTCTGAACTTTTACCTATGTATGGCATTAAAGTTTCTCCATTTCAGCTTTTACTTGTGACCAAGTAACTCCAAAGTCAGAAGGCTTACTACTTTCAATAGCTTCTCCATCTTTAGAGCCAGTAACTTTTCTAAACATAGCATTAAATTCTGTTTCATTTGTTGGTGTACCTCTTAGTATCCATTCGCCAAGATTAAGATTTGTTAATGCTTTTCCCAATTTTGTACTCATTGTTTTATTTCCTGTAGTAACATAATAACGGCTGAATTAGTTGAACTTGGGTCCATTGCAAAATAACCTGTATGAGCATTTACATAAAAGTAAACTTGGTAATCTACTTGGTTTGTTGTGTTTGGACTATCTAAATATGAATGAGAATATGGTTCGTAATATACACTTGCCATATTTCTTCTGTATAATACAAAAATAGAAGAATACCCTCCACTATTTATTTGCCTATAAAGACTACCATTTTGAAAATTAGTTCCACCAGTATAACTTCCTTGTCCACCTTGCAAAGTAAAAAGAATTTTACTGCTAGAAAATTGAGGTGTAATCGAACCAATAAAATTTGTTGCTACTAATGAAGTGCTAGTTGTAGTTATATCTCCATCTTGGACAAAGGATAACGTTTGTATTATAGAGCCAGCTGGCATTTCATCTCTAACTGCGTTTGTTGCTAACTTAGCAGTTGTAATAGAGTCATCAGCTATATTTGCTGTATCAACTACACTCTGCGTTACTATAGAACCGACATATCCCATAATTTATTACTCCGATATTGTATCTACTGCTGACACAACAACGTCCATAGAATCTGTTGCATCTGATTTTGCTCTTAACTTATCGCCTGATTGTAAGACTATCTTTGCACCACCATCTATAAGTTCTAGTGATGAACCACTTGGTATTGGTGCATTTTTAATTAAGTAAGCAAGAACTGTATTACCATCATTCGTAATTGCTACATCAGCTACAATCGTAGAAGCAGAAGTGTTGGCTAATCGTAAGCCAACTATTGCATCATCTGAATTAGATGTTGCTCTTATATCTACCAAACTGGCATCTATATCTTTGGTAATTGTACGTTCAAAATCTTGTGCCATTATATTCTCCTATTCACAAGGCTATCGCCATAGCCGTGGCAAAGCCTTTTGATGCTTTTGCACTTGCTGCAGTAGTTGCTACTGTTTGTACAAAAGCAGTTGTCGCTAATTGAGTTGTATTTGTTGCAGAACCAGCAGTTGGTCCAGCAGGTGTTCCTGTAAAAGTTGGTGAAGCTATTGGTGCTTTAGCTGATATTGTTCCAATGTTTGAAGCTACTGTATTTACATTTGAAATATCAGTTGCAACAGTAGCCATATTTGTAACGTTAGCTGATGTACCTAAGTGACCCATTGCAGTTACATTGGCACTTGTGCCTATATGACCCATAGCAGTTACGTTAGCTGAAGTGCCAAGAAATCCAATGTCCTCAACTACTGCACTAGTTCCTAGTAATCCCATAGCAGTTACATTAGCTGATGTTCCTAAATGTCCCATCGCAGTTACATTTGCAGATGTTGCAAGTAAGTTCATATCAGTAACAATATCGGATGTCGCAAGGGTGTTTAAATCGCTAATGATATCACTTGTTGCCAGGGTATTCATATCTGAAATTACGTCACCATCTGCAAGCAGTGCCATATCAGAAATGACATCTGAAACTGCAAGTAAAGCCATGTCAGCTACACAGTCAGTTGTTCCAAGAAGAGCCATATCTGCAACTGCATCAGCAGTTCCTAATCTTCCTATCTCTGTGGCTTTTCCAGCTACTGCACCAATGTCTGTTGCATCTGCGGCAACTGCTGTTACGTCAGATGATATTCCAGCTACGGTTGTTACATTTGAACTTATTCCAGCAACTGTTGTAACGTTTGCATGAATACCAGCAACAGTAGTAATATTTGCACTAATTCCAGCAAGAGTTGTTATGTTGGCAGATTGTGTTGCTACAGTACCAGTATCGGCAACATCTCCCCCCACCACTGCTAGTCCTGATGTTTCATGAAAAGCCAAGTATTTACCAAGACGAGATGACTTAGTAGGTAATGTTATACTTGCAGTTGCATCTGATTGAGGCAGTGTTAAAGCTCTATCGTTTTCAGTTTCGATCTGCTGAATAACTGCATATATCTTGTCTAGTTCGGTGTTTAATGAAGCAATGTTAAAAGGACCAGAAGTAGGGAAATCATTTGTCCTAGAGGCTTCTACATCTCGATAGATGGTATATGTATGAGTGTTATCATAACTGTCACCTAATGTAATAGAGCCACCTGAATAACCGTCATCAACTGACGTTCCTGTAACTGCAAATGTTCCTGTCCCAGTACCTCTTGTTATCGTTGTGTCAACTCCAGCACTTGTCGTAACAATAGCTTTAACGTCATCTAAATTAAAGAATGGAAAATCAATCGTTAAAGAAGTACTATTAGCCGTTACAGCTTGTGTGTACTGAACTCGTGCATCGTTGTCTGCAATAGATATAGTAGCCATATATTACCTCTATCATTTAGCACCTCGTTCGTTAATTCACATTGCTTCCTCAAAAGTGGTGGGGTTTATTGACCAAATACTCCGTCTAATATTGGATCAAAATATGGTAAGTTCCCTCCAGGCATTAAAAACCTTGCACTTTTTAAAGTGTTTTTATCAGCTTCAAATCCTAAAACGTCACTTGCTATACCACCAAATGTACTTATTTTACTTCCTGTAGGTCCAAGAACAGCTCCCATCTTTGCACCTGTTGGCATATATCTGCCATTAGCATCATCAAAGTAAGGTCTTAAACCAAATTTAAAATCACTTATTTTTTCAACGGCATTATTTAAATCCATAAACCATCCAGTAATTCCACTTCGGTCTATGGCATTAACTAATGTTTCCATAAAGTCTTCTTCTCTGTCGATACCGTATTGGATCTTTTTCATTTCGTTAACCATCATACCCATACCAACCATTAGAAAAGCACCTTGCCAGAAAGCAGCACTTCTTTCCTGAAGACCTGATGTCATAACTCTAACTACTGCACCTTGTCCGTATCCTTTGAATTGTGTCAGCAATGAACCAAATTCAGTTGATGTCCATAGAGCTCTGTCTCCAGCTCCTGGGGTTACTATTATTCTGTCAGTTGTTTGATTAAGTGCATTTCTAAATTTAAGTACAGCAGTTTTATCTTTCCAGAAATCTGTTTGTGGTAAAGTAACACCTTGCATTTTTTTACCGTGAGTTTCTACTTGCAGCTTCATTCTTGAGTGCATCTGTTGATCAATACCATTTTTAAGAAGAGCTTCTCTTTCTAATCTGGTTAGTTTAGCCCACGGCTTTAAAATACTGTCAGTCATTTTTAATGCGACTGTTGATCCTGCAAACTCTTTAAGCATTTGGTTCCAGTAGTTTAATCCGTTCATCATAAAAAAAGTTCCTGTACTTTGATTAACAGCTCTTTCCCAAGCAAAACGACTACCAAACAAATCTCCCATATCAGAAAAAGCATGGGCTCTCAAACCTAACTGAGCATCAATAGCAACAGAAGCCATATCAAGCTCTCTTTTAAGCATTTTCTTAAATATTCTTTTTTGATTTCTAAGAAGATTTTTTAAGCCAAATTCATAAGTATCTGTTAATCCCATAACCATTGTTGTTCTAGCCATATCTGGAACAGAAGATAAAACAGCACCACCCATACTGGTAATAACATTAAAGCTTTTCATAACTCTTATAAATCGACTTGAAAACTGATGAGGGTCTTTAGATGCTCCGTAAGTTCCTCTTAATCGATCTCTTAGACCTTTAATATCTGCAATATCTTGATTTAAGCTTTTTCTTATTGCATCTTTTCTTTTTTGGCTTTTTGCTCCCTTTAGCAAAATATCGTACTCGTCTGCAACTTGTTTTAAAACAGATGATAATTCAATGTCACCAAAAGCTCTTGTTAGCTCTATGTCCATTCCCATTGTTTTGACATGGTGTCTCATAATGGCTTCTATATCGTTTTCTAAAAAATCATCAATTAATCGATCAGGTATGTCCAGTGTTCTTCCTTTGGTTGAACTTGCTTGAGTTATAAAGTCAACTTGAGAAAGACCATCTTCAATATCGTAATAAGGTTTGTTTCTTGAAACACTATCAAAAGCATCATCAGCAAACTTGGAAGCTTGTTCTGGGTTCATGCCTTTTTCTCTAATCCCCCAACTGCGAATAATAGATTTAAAAGATTGTTCGTTGGCAATAAGTTTGTCTACTCTCCATATTCTAGGAACATATGACAATCCGTTGTTTAGGTTAACACCATTTGCTTTGATATCTTTTAGTCTTTGTTGAGCATTTGCTAGTTGATCTTGTATAGCTAGCTTTTGTGCAGGTGTAAGATTAACATCGCTTAATTTTGCTTTTAAAGTTTTTATCTGTTTACCAACTTGTTTTTGAAATAGCTGAACACTTTCAGCTTGGTCTTTTACATAGTTAAGTGTTTTTCTATATTCCTTAACTGACTTTTCTATAAATGGAGTGGCTGCATCAACAAGAGTATCTTTATCCCCATTAGCTAATGCTTTTTTAATTCTAACTCTAAATTCATATTCAGTAAGATGTCCTGCTCCTTTACCAATTTTATCTTCGACAAATATCTTAACTTTTTGAAATGATTTCTTAATCTCTCCATCAGCTGCAACCTTACCTCTGTACTCAATAAAAAAGTTATCCATTCTTTCAAATGACTTTTTAAGTTTAGAGTAAAAGTTAACTCTAAATGTTGTTTCTACTGATTGTTCCATAGCTTCGTTTTCACGAACTTTCTTTTGCATTATCCCACCAAAATCAACCATTTTTGCAGTTAACGATCTTACATATGGATTAATACTTTGAGCCATTCTGGTAATCGGATTCCAAGCTAACTTTTCCACACCAACACCAGTTGTTTCAAGTGCTTCGTTTTCCATTGCATTATAAAGATTATTTCTTTGATGTTTCGGAGCTGCGTTAGCTCCTGCTGAATTGTAATACTTTTTAGATTTAGGTTTAATTTTTTCGTCTACATATTTGTTTCTTGTAATAAAGTCTGCAATTTTTCTGTAGTTACCTCCACCTAAAGCCATTGTTGCAGTACCACCCATAAGAGTTGAGAGTGTTAAAGCTGCACTTGTATATCCAATGTCTTTATTATAGTTCTGAGCACCAATAAGAAATTCTTCTGGAGCCATTATAGCTCCTGTATATAAACCACCACCAAGAAATCTTTTAAACCAACTAGTAGAAGCCATAATACTTTTAGGAGCCCATCCCAATAACAAAGCAGGACTTGCAAATCCTGAAACTAAAAGAGGTATTGCTGTGCTACCAGAATTGTTAAGAATTTCCATATCATAAATATCTTGTTTATAATCTTCAATTCTCTGCATTGTTTCAGCACTACTACGACTGCTCATAAAACGATATTCTTGACCTCTCAGTCCTGACATTGAAATTTGTGGATCATCCCAAACAGAATAACCTTCTTCACTAGGCTCTGTAATATTCATAAATAGTCTTTCTAAAGACTCCATAGGAGCGTGCTGTCTAAAAGCTGCCCCCCAAACCATTGAACGATCACTATTAAAGGGCGACCAAGGTTCATGCTTATATAACTCTCTCATGTTACCCAAGCTGACTTCTTTACCAATGTTAGCTACAGATATTTCAGAATTAAGTTTATCGTATAGTTCGTAAAAGTTTGTAGTTACTTCCATATACTTTTTCTTGCTTCATCCCATGTTTGATTTTGAATACCATACGAAAGCCAAGTACCTCTTATTTCTTCAGGAATTTTATTGTAAGCATTACCTAGTTCTTTCCAAGGTGCAAAAAGACCTGGAAGACTATTTCTTTCTATGGCTTTTATAACTTCTAAAAACTGACTTGCATCTTTTTCTCTTATTTCTTTCATATCTATTAAATCTGAGCTTCCCATAGAAGACATAAAGCTATTATAAAACTTTACCATCATCCCAGTTTGATCGTAAGGAGACAGTTGTTTTTCAACTGCCTTTTCCATGATATTATTCATTTCTCTTGTATTAAAAAGACCACTGTGTAAAAAAAACTTGCTTAACCCTGTAGCATTTTTTGTAGCATGATAAGCGTTAACCATTGCAACACTGTGTATTGATTTTTGAAAGTCGTAAGAATAGTCACTTATTAAAACTGTTGGCTCAAAACTGTTTCCGTCATACTGCATTACTGACCATGTATTTTTCTTTCCAACAACAGTATTGGGTACAAAAAATATCTTATCTTCATTTGGTCCAAAATCAGGTGGACCTGCTCTTTGAATGGAATACCACTGATGCATAAAATCTTGTTTTATATACTTCATTGGGTCTTTATTAAAAGCACTGGTAAAATCTACATATTCTTTAATTCCACCTACAGGTGCGATTGTTTTTAAAGCTTCTTTTTGAATAGGATCAACAACTACTTGAGCAACTTCTGTCCCATCAGGATATTCAATTTCCTGTATGCCTATTCTATCACCAAAATTGCTCATTGAAGTAATAATAGCTTGTTCCATAGCATCTTCAGAATAAGGAACTCCTGCATTTTTTAACCATGTAAAACTCATATCCATAATTTGAGATTTTACTTTTGGGTCATTCCATACAAAATCAAGATTACTTGTTCCTATTTGCTTAACAGAGTTTCTAATTTCTGTAAAAAGAGGGTCTTGTCTAAAAGGAATTATCCAATCAGCTGCTTTGTGTGTCCATCCCCAGTTTTGAAATATACGTTGAAATTCATTATCAAAATATTCTATATGGTTTTCGTAGCCTTCTGGCAACATTGCACTTATTTCTCTTGATGTTGCTTGAGTTGCATTTTTTCTAGCGTTCCATGTAGTCCAGTTTTCAAATCCCATTTTCTTTGCAAGATGGTATGCACCATAATTTATGTCGTTAAACTTAAGAAGACTTCTTGTCATGTCTTCTGCTATTTTTGGAGAATATTTTGCTTTAAAAGATTCGTGTATTTGTGCAACAGCTCTTTGCATTGTTCCAAACATAAGCTCTTGTTTTTCTTTGTCTGTTCCTGGCAACATCCCTTCCATGCCTTTTAAAACAAGTGCAAAATCTTCAGGAAGAACACCATGAGAGGTTGCAAAGCCAATAAGACTTTTAAAAGCACGAGCTTGAACATCAGGTCTGTCGTACATAAACATGGCATCCTGCCATCTAATTTCTTTTCCCCCTTGAGGGTCCATAACAGATAAATTACCAAATCCTATTTTTTCTCTTAAATATTCAAGAGCTTCACGACCATGCAAACCCCATAAACCTTGTTTCAATTGACCCATTAAAACATCAAATTTTGCAGCATCTTTATGAAATTCTTCATATTTATCAGCATAGCTTAAAACCATACTTTTCCATTCTGCTACTGTTACTGATGCAAAAACACTTTTAGCTTTTCCTTCTTGATCGTACTTGGTTTTAAAGAAACCACCTTTAATATTGTCATCAATAAATTCTTCGCTTATTAAAACAGATGGATGAAGAACATAACCTCCTAAATCACTCATTTGAAATTTAAATTCTTCTAGTCTTTCTGCATTGTCCATTTTCCCTAATGGTATTACAAAATCCTGAACAGCCTTTAAATACCTTCCGTGAATACTGCTCATATCAATTCCTAGAGCCAGTCCTTCTTTTATTTTTTTACTGATTTGACCAAATAAAACTCGTCTTGAAGAATTGCTAGCAAGTTTATTTTCTGCATTGTTCAACATTATATTTGCATCAGTTAAAAATGGAGTTTTGACTGTTTTATTCCAGTTAGCTAATGCTTCGTTTTTATTACCAGAAAGCAATCCTTTTAATTGTGATTTTAAGGCATTCCTATGAGCTTGATCTACATCTACAAATGAATCTATTTGCTCATCTGATGTAACATTACCTATCCATATATCGTTGACGTAATCATCATAACGTAGTTTTTTCTTTTTAGTTTCTTCAGCAGATAGTATTGCATCATTTTGTTTCATCATTGAAAGTCTGTTTCTCATATTACTTTCAATAGCTTGAAGATTAAGGTTGTCTCCTCTCCCTGACAACTGATTAATTATCTCGTCAATTTCAATAGATGTTGCTACTGCATCTCCATTATTAGCTTGATACTCTCTAATAACATGACCTTCAGCAGCTGCAGAAGCGACTGCTGTGTTGCCTTTTGCCATAGCATCTGCAATTAAATCTTCGCCAATGCCAAGACCTTGCAAATGTTCAGATATTTGACCTAACTCTCTATCAAGCCTATCCATATGATGAATGTCTATTGTTTCTCCAGATTGAGATGTTATTAGATAATGATGCTTTTTTTCTTGAATAATATTGTTCATTCTTAAATTATTAGAAGCTATATCTTCTTTTTTAACTTTGTCTAAAAGTTGTGATCTTGAGTATCTTTCTGCTCTTCCAAAAGCTGAAAGATATGTTGGCATAATTTCAGATTTTAATTCATCAGGAAGATTTTCAACCGTTATTCCGTACTCTTCCATAATGGCTTTTACACCATCTGGATTAGCAAAGTTATCTTGTGCAGCAGTTTCAGCTGCATTGGTAACATCATTAGAAAATGCAGTTTTATATGTCTGTATTAATGCTTTTCTAAATACAGATTGGACCTGAGCTTCATCAGCTCCATAAAACATACCAGGATTATATTCCATAGATGTAATAGGAATAACTTTATTGTCATCATCAAACTTAACAGCAGTTTTACCTGCAAGCTCAGCATCTAATAGAGCTTGGTCAAATCTCATCTTTCTGTCGTGCTGTCTAATGGCTTCACTTGTTTGTGCAACTTTTCCAATCGCAATAGCCATATCCTTTAATCCAGTTGCAGGACTTACTCCAACTGGTCTTACACCAAATTGCTGACTTCTTGTTGGTTTATATACCATTATGTTGAATACCTTCCTCTGCCAGTCCTATAATCATAGCCAATACCGTAACCTGATGCCATTCCACCAATAAGTGCAGCTTTACCTGACTTCTTCGCAGAAGCTCCTGCTAATGTGAATTTTCTTCTATTACTTAAACCCATTAGTTTAATTGAACTGATATCAGCATCTGCAAATTTCTTTTCACTTTCTTTCAGAGCTGAAGAAGTTCCACCTTGATTAATTGATAGACCACGACTGCTTTCACTTACATTTAATGCAGACATAATTCCTAATAGCTGATTTCTTCTTGAATTTTCCTGCTGATCTGCTTCTATTTTTGCCATATCAGCTTGTTCAGCATTAGCTTGTGCTTCAGCTTCATAAGCATCTTTTTGTAGCTTGGCTGACATTAATGTTGAGCCAACTGATATTGCCATCATTACTGCTGGATTACCCATTAAACTTCTACCTCTAGTAAAATTCCGTTTAAATTTAATGGAAGAGGTTCATCTGAACTAATTGTAACTTTTCCATCTTTACTCCAACCTAGAAAATATATTTCTTTTCTTGTCGTCAATGCACTTGGCTCTAAAGAAAAATCATCTGTAACCGATCTTATCAAAATATTTGTACTCTTGGCTTTCACACTAAGTGTTTCGTTTAAATCAAGAACGGCTCTAACAATACGTCTTTTTTGACCAACAGAAATACCGTCATCAAGTTGAAATTCTGGTGGAAGTGTTTCTATTGTCGGAGTGTAATTCAATCCTATTTCAACAGAAGTAACAGATTCAGTTAAGGTTACTACACCACTTCCGTTTGTCGTATATTGTCCGAGGGAATAGTTTCCAGATTTGACATAGACTTGAGTGTTCGGAAGATGTGATACCGTCCAGGTAGTACTTGATCCTCCTGTTTGCTGACTTGCCATGTCGAGATAATAAGAATTATCAAGAAGCTCCAAAGACGTAACAGTTGAACTGTTGATCGTTCTTTCAACAATGCAATAAATCTTTCTATTTGAATTGACAACATTCTTAAAACTTCCGTTGGTTTCATATCGTGTCCAACCTTGAAGCTTTTCTTTTCTTATCGACATAAAGACTGGCATATGACCATCTGAGTTAACGGCATATAAATAACCTTCTACTTGATCTGAAGACTCTCTTTGAGCCACCATTCCAACTGGAGTTCCCAATATGTGAGGAGATAATATTGTTAAGGCATCCGAGTTGTAGGATTGCGATAAATCCGAGTAGATAAATTCTCTGATTGCTCCTTTTGATTTTGTAAGGAAGACGAGGGCTCCATCAAAGTCTGTAGGTTGGACTGAACCACTGCCAAACGACGTTTGCTTCTTGATAGCGATTGTTGAAGGAGTAAGAGGTTTGTTTTCTGATGTAGGGGCATACAATTCCTGTTCAGATGTAAATATGGTTAAGTGTTTAAGTGACCCTAGTGACTTGATTTCAGATACTTGGTTTTCTGCAATCTGCACTTGAATTGACTGATCATCTAGTCCTGTACCAACATCAAAGTTTGTAAATACAGCTGACTTGGACATAAATAAAAAGTTTGGAAGATCACGGCTTCCTCCAAATATTAATCTTTGATCGTGGAACGTAACTGTTCTTGCATAACCTCTTGTTGCTGAAAAGACTTGTTCGGACCAATTAGAAATTGCATTTGTATTTGCTATTGCACCAGACAGAGTAGCTGTTACAGCTGTTCCACTTGTATAACCAGTTATTAAAGCATGACGTACTGTGCCAGCATCATCAACTAATCGTATGTAGGTTCCATTATGAGCTGATACAAAAGCACTAGAACTTGCTGTTAAAGTAATCCCTGATCCTGATGTTCCACTTGGAGTTATCGTTATCGATGCAGATGCAAATTTATAATATGGCTGATAGCTCATTCCACTATCTGCATCAAATGTAAATGCAGACAAAGCAAATGAATTTGAACCAGTTCTGACTAGTTTTTGCATTACTAGGTCAGGATGGACAATAAACATTGTATCTCCTGCCTGAGCTACTGCGAGTGTTCCAACTTGGCTAGTCCAAGGTACAGATGATGTGATTGAGGCTGCAACTGATGTGGGTGATGATGCATTAACAACATCAATACGGCCATTGCTAAAAAGTATAATATAAGCTTCGTCCTCATCGTAGACAAAAGGTTCAGCTTGATAAGTGACATTTGAAAGAGTCTGAAGGTAACGTAAACCAGGTCTTCTGGTTACACCACCTTGAGCTCTAATCCTAACATTTCGTAGTTGGTTTGCACCATTACGATATGCTTCTGAGTCAATCCTCGAACTGAGGAGAGGTGAAAGCTCCCCAGATGAGAAGTTTGTGTAATATTGTCTGAGTAATGCCATAGTCCATCAGGTTGTTGTAGTGCCTTCAATTATATTTACTATTCCAGCACCTAGTCTTGTTCTGTGGTATCTGCTCAACCTGACAGATTGTGTTGTTACCTGTTGAGCATCTCTGGCTTTGGCTCTTCTGAATTGCTGTTCTGCCAGTTTAGTATAAGAATCTGCAACATCTGCTTTACGAGTAACTGATAAAGCCAAAACAGAAGTTAAGCGATAAATTAACCATAAAGTAAATGTCGGAGGAAAGTATTGTGTCTCAGGTCGATAGACATAGTTTAAAACTACAACGTCATCTACTTGAGCATTGATATAAATATTTCTTTCATAGATGTCATACCTTTGAGGTTGGTCATCTATGGTAACTGTTTGAACTTGCATTACAGCAGGATTTGTCGGTAGGGCATAAGCTGCATCCCATCGATCAACTGGCTCATCTGTTAACCTACTAAGTGTCTTTTGACCAAGTGCAAAGTTCCAATTATTCTGTCCAAGGCAATCTTGTACAATATCTTCATAAATCGTATTCATAACCAGAGCTTCGTCTGTCTGGTCTGTAAATGCAGTTAAAGGCTCTAGCCCTACTAGGACCATAGCCTTTTGTGCTACTTCAATATCGGTACTAGGAGTAGTTGGAGCCATTTACGTTCTTTTTACCCATCTTCTTTTTATTTTTATCTAGCCTTGCTTGATTGGCTTTTGCTTTTGCTACACCTTCTTTGGTGTATGGATATTTTTTTCCGTCAGTTGTTTCAGGCATTATTTTTTCCCCATAAATCTCATATGATTAAACATTTTTTCTTTCCAATTTTTCGTATATGGTGATGCTTTGGATTTATACTGATCTCCTTTAAATTTACTTGTAATCATTTTGTCCATTGTCAGGTCCTCTTTACCCTTCATAAGTTTTTTTAAGCCTTTAATAATATCAAATTTTTTAGCTTGTTGATAACCATCAGAAGTTGATTGTGCATAGTGGTTACCAACTTTCTGTGCAGGATTTGGCTTGTACATTATATTTCCAAGCTTCTTTTTTTCACTCATGTTTTAACTCCTAATTTAGCTCTGTTA